GATATATTCCTCCTAATTTTTCGCATACAAAAAACACGCATATAGCGTGCTTGACATAAACTTTTTATTGTGTTATAATTTAGATATAAAAGGAATGGCTTTAGTTATTCCGCAATGTAACGTAATTAGTAGAAAGAAATTACTTCTACGACTAACCGCTTACTTGGCAGAGTAGGCGGTTATTTTTTTATGTTCTTGATTATATCGAGAATAATAACAAGTATTATAAGGTTGATAACTAAATTCAAGTCCAAGATAACACCTCCTTTCAAGAGGTGTCGGAATAACCGCCAAGCCATTCCTATATATCAAGGCTTTCGCCTATAATATATTTTACATTAATCGACGTATAATGTCAATTTACGTTTATTTTACAGTGCTTTCTTCGCAGGATAGTAGTTCATATCCTTAAACCAATTTTCCTCAAGTTCTGTCTTTGTAACGCCCTCCGGCAAATCGCTTTCGTCAAAGTATGCGTAATAGTTGTTGTCAAAATCACGCTGTACGGCTGTGTATGTAGCCTTTGCGGTTTGCTTTTCAGGTGCACCGCTTGACGCTTTAGTCTTACCGCCTACGTTTGACGCAAAGCTGTATGAACCCTTGTAATATCTTACATAACGGTATGAG